TGATTTTTATCGAGTTTAGACTTTGCTTGCCTTGGGTTTATGTTCGACATGAGTTTGGGCATGAATCTTTTGACAAGATGATTCGCATAGATATGGGATTCTGCACAATATTCATCACCAAGAACAGTAGCCGATTGACTAAAAACTTAGAGCATTTTTTACATGGTGTTGGGGCAGAACAATTGCCTCAATACCGCACTCAGATTAAAGCAATCAATCAAAAGCAAGAGTTCAGGCTGCTAAAGATAAAGAACAGTGCATAGAGCGCCTGATTGCTGACAATCAAAGACTTGTCACTCAGTACAGTGAGTTAAATCGAAAGCTATCTAGCTACAAGAACCTAGCTTATGCAGTTCGCAATATTAAAGAAGTTGATATTGAGGAGCTAACTAAATGACCACATTCAAAGAGGCTCAAAGGGTCCAGTCACAAAAGGCAGCTCGTTCTAAGCGATTCAACCGAGTACCTACAGAAGATCAAGAACAGATGACGCTCATGAGTTGGGCGCATCGTGTGAAATATGGGTCAGGTCGTTTGAGTGATTACCTGTTTCATATTCCTAATGGTGGCTCAAGAAACATCCTTGAAGCTGCAAAGTTTAAGAAGTTGGGCGTGAAGGCTGGTGTTCCAGACCTTCAGCTAATTGTTCCAAATGGTGAGATACACGGGCTTTGGATTGAATTGAAGTCAAAGAAAGGGAAGTTACAACCAAGTCAAAGGCTCATGATTCAACGCTTAGAAGAACAAGGTTACATGTGCAAAGTCTGCTTCGGTGCAGATGAAGCCATAGATGAAATTAAAAAGTACTTAATGATTTAGGGTGGCGTGATGGGATTGGTGAAGGTTTGGGATAAAGAAATTAAAGGCAAGCTGTATGCAGTTGGAGATATTCACGGCTGCTACAACTTGTTGATGAATCGCCTCAATGAGATTGGCTTTGACTTTGAAAATGATCTTTTAGTTGCTGTTGGTGATCTCGTTGATCGTGGTGCACAGAATCTGGAATGTATCGAATTGCTTTCCAAGCCATGGTTTACATCAGTGCGTGGCAATCATGAGGATCTATGCATTGGTGGGCTACATGATCAGTCATATAAGCGTTGCCACATAGACAATGGAGGTGAGTGGTTCTACATGCTTGATGGGCAAGCTATGTACAACATTGCAAAAGTATTCTCTGAACTACCCGTTGTTTTGGAGATAAACCACAACGGCAAGAAGTTCGGAATTGTGCATGGGCATATCGAACAGAATGATTGGAATGAGTTTAAGGACTCGTTTAGTCAGCCATCTAAAAACCGTGCTCCATCAGATTTAGCTATGTGGGGTCGTGAGCGTCTTGATACTGACAATCAGCAATACACGCATGTAAATGGTGTAGATGCAGTGATTATGGGGCATACAGTAACTCAAAAACCATGTAAGCGTGATAACTGCTATTGGATTGATACCGGTGCAGTTCATTGGGGAACTATAACAATCTTAGATTTAGAAACTATTTGAGGGTGACGGTATGAATGCGGCAGTAAATCACATTATGCAAACAACGGACTGGACTAAATACAGTCTAGAAGAATGGCTTTATCAATTTGGGGCTTGGATGTACTCAAATTCTGGAACGTGTGGAAAGAGCATAAACCCGATTGCTGTCGCTATGGATCAGGCTGCCAAAAAGCGCAAGCAGGAGGTAAAAGGTAAAGAGCAGATCATGGCTGATTGGCTGTGTTCTGATGATTCAACAATCCCTAAAGGTCGTGGCCGTATAACATGTGAAATTACAGATAATGAAGCGCGTGCAGTTCAACGCCTCATCTTGGATATGCAAGGTCAGTCAGAAGTTTTGGACGAATGGCTGGATGCAGTAATTAAAAGATATTTCTACAACAACTCTTGGTCAGAAATGGTTGTAACTCAAATGAACCCAGTCGGAGATATGGTTGTTGTCTATTCCCAAAATGATGCTAGAGCAGATGTTAAATGTGGTTTAGCTGCAATTCACTGCCGTTATAGTTTTATTAAATACAAATAGGTATAGAACTTGACCTTGTACAAGGCATGTGGCATATTTATGTTAGAGTGGTGCGAAGTGTAAGTAAGGTGCCACTAGGTGATGGATTCTTACAGCGTCTTTCGCCGATCGAGATTAAATATGCCTAGAGTGAAATAGTCTGTAAGCCTCAAGGGTTCTCACCAATTTTAAAAGCTCATCATCCGATGGGCTTTTTGCTTTTATGCCCTACAAGCTTAGAACATTGGATTCCGATGTGCTGGACTGGATTTCTAGTCGATGCTTAAACGTAGGGCTTTTTTTGGAGGTTCACATGCTCCGAATCATCAGGCAAGTATTCTGTTTTCATGTTTGGGAATATGAATCCGACATGTTCAATCAGAAATAATGCAGAAAGTGTGGAAAGATAAAATATAATTAACTATTGAGAATTCAAATACTTATTTGCAATTATGTATGTTTTGTAGTCTACTGAGCATGTCTTAATCTTTGAGAGAAAATGCTTGTGTTTGGCTATATTGAAACTTTAGACGTGATTGACTCTAATGGTGATAAGTCTCAATTAGAGAAGTGTAGAATCGATTCAAATGAGGCAGTCTACACTCAAGGTGATCTAGAAGGCATACATATTGGCAACATGCTCATTAGAACTTATTCAGATGGGTTTACTGAGCGATTCAAAATTATAGGCATATCTGGACCAACACTAATACCTGGTGTTAAAAAGATTGAAGTTCTAAAAGTTTAATTAAATGCCCCGCCAAGTGCGGGGTTTTCTTTTTTGGAGAATAAGAAGTGGACAACCAACATCGCAAAATTAATACATATCGTGAATTAACTCAGGAAGAAGTTGATTTGATGAACGAGATCAAAGCACTTGGACCACAAATCCAATCAATCATTGAAAAAGTGCAAAGCCATGTTTCGACTCAGCGTTACAACTGTAAATGTGATGCTGGGCAACAGGTACACAATGTGGATGAATGGGATCGCCTAGAGGCTGCGACTCCTGAGCGTTTTGCTGCAATGGCTAAGACCGAGTTCCAAACTGGGTTGATGTATTTAGTGCGTGCGGTGGCTCAACCTACTGGATTTTAGGTGGTCTATGGATACAATCGAAGCGAAGAAGAATTTAAATGCTTTGTGCAATGAAATAGAAAAGCTTCAAAACCTTTCACGTAGTTTGATGACTGCGAAAGAGATGCTTGATATTGACGCGAAGATTAAAAGACACAAAGACCAAGTGAAGAATATTAGAAGTAACCTTCATGCGTGATGCAAAGCGACTTGCTGCAATAAGGAAGTTGCCATGCGTTATGTGTGGTAGAACGCCAGTAGACGCAGCTCATAGCAATCAAGGTGCTCACAATAAGGGCATGGGATTAAAGGCTTGTGACTCAAAGACAATCCCACTTTGTAGGCAACACCATATTGAATATGACCAACTGCTAACAATGACAAGAGAGCAAGCAGTTATCTGGTTTGATGCAATGTTAGAAAAAACAGAGCGGATGCTTAATCTTAAAGGTGGAGAAGATGATGTTTTTTAGAAATGAAAAGAAAGAAGAAACAGTATCTAAAGGCAACTATGTTGTGATTCTCCATAACTGGTTTATTGAAACTCATGGTTTTAAGCACTTTGAATTTTCTGACATGACAAGAGCAGAAGTAGAGAAAGAGGCTAAAGCTTTAAGACATGATCATGACTCTACTTTCAGTCATTGCGCTTATTACATCATGAAAGTTGAATAGATTAATCAAGCCACCCTCGGGTGGTTTTTTATTGCGAGGTCAAAATGGAACCACGATTCGTCATCAAAAACCATTCTGACATCAACTATGTAATTGGGTATCTCAATAATAATCATGCTAAAGCTGCGAACGAAGGGAAGCCGTTAGTTGTTACGATTACTTGTAAGCAAGAAAGCCTTTCAGCAGCACAACGAAGATTATATTGGCTCTGGATGACTGAATACGGAAACTATAGAGGTCTGGATAAAGAAGAGGCCTCATCATTCTTTAAATACAAATATCTTTCAGTAATTTATAACCGTGACAATGTTGGTGAATATCCTGAAACCTTCAGGACTATGAAGGAACTCAAAAAGACTGGTGCAAGCCAATATGAAGCTTTGCGACAGTTTGTTGCTAATAGGATCAGCATCACAGAAGCAACAACAAAACAGATGAAAGAGTTCTTAAATGATATCGAAATCTTTTGTCTAAAGGATGGTGTGAAGCTGACTTGTCCAGATGATTTGAAGTATTTGAGAGAACAGTAAGGGGTGCGTATGAAAAACAAAATAAAAGTAGAGTTTAAGCACTACGGTTGGTTTTTTGTTTGCCCCATGATTTATGGCCGTGATGAGTTTGGTTGTCCGTATCGGGTGGGCAGATATGGGTTTAACTGGTTGTTTATTTTGCTTGAACGTATTTACATTATATTCATAAATACTATTGGTATTTTCAATAGAAATTACACTCCAGCATATAGGCACATTGCTACCGGTGAACTAAAAAAACCTTTCTATAAATATATTGAGATTGAGGAATAATTCATGGCGAACCTAACGCCTAAACAGCAAAGGTTTGTCGAAGAATATCTGATAGACCTGAATGCAACCCAAGCAGCAATTCGAGCAGGTTATAGCGAAAAGACTGCTAATGAGATTGGTGCTGAAAACCTAGCAAAACCTAGTATCGCAAAAGCTATCCAAGACGCACTAAAAGAGCGTTCTGAGCGCGTCCAGATTGATGCTGATTATGTCTTAAAGCGCCTAGTCGAAATTGACCAGATGGATGTATTAGACATCATGGACGATGATGGCAATGTTAAGCCGTTGCGCGATTGGCCTAAGATTTGGCGTCAATACATATCAAACATCGAAACAATCAGTGTGGATGATGGCGAAGGTTGGCTTAAAAAGATCAAGTGGCCTGATAAGGTTAAGAATCTTGAGTTATTGGGTAAGCACATCTCTGTAGGTGCATTTAAAGACAAGGTGGAGCATTCGGGCAAATTGGAAATTGAGTCACTTTCAAGCTTGATGGATGAATTAAGCAAAGAGGATTAATGAGGAGGGCGTATGCTTAAACCTGAGCATAGAGCAAAACTTATTGATCAGCACTGGCGCTTAAATAATCTTTACTACATTACGAATAAAGAGGGTAAGCAAGTTAAGTTCAAGATGACACTTGAGCAGCTTGAATACTTCGAAAACGAATGGACACGTAACATCATCTTAAAGGCACGTCAGTTAGGTTTTACCACTGAGATGTGCATGATTCAGTTAGATGCTGCATTGTTCATGTCTGATAAGTGTGCTTTGATTGCCCATACATTACATGATGCTAAGCGTCTGTTCCGTGAAAAGGTTAAGTACGCTTACGATCGCTTGCCGCACCTTATCAAAGCAGCCAATCCTTTAGAGATTCAAACTAAAGATGAGCTTGTTTTTAGCAAAGGTGGCTCAATTACCGTTTCAACTTCATTTCGTGGTGGAACTTTAGACCGATTACATGTGTCTGAGTTCGGTAAGATCTGTGCGAAGTTTCCAGATAAAGCCCGTGAGATTGTTACTGGTGCATTTGAAGCGGTCAGTCTTAAAGGACGAATCACACTTGAGAGTACCGCTGAAGGTAAAAGTGGTTACTTCTACGAATTCTGCCAATTAGCAGAAAAGTTATTACTACTCAGCAAAAAACTAAGCCCACTTGATTGGAAGTTCTTTTTCTTTTCTTGGTGGAAGAATGCTGATTATGAAATTGAACCAACTGAAGAACTCCCACAGCGCCTAGTTCAATACTTTGAAGAACTGGAAGTTAAGCACAAGATTAAAACAACGCCAAAGCAAAGGGCTTGGTATCACTCAAAAGAGAAAACTCTTGGCGAGGATATGAAGCGGGAATATCCAAGTATTCCTAGTGAAGCTTTTGCTCAGTCTGTTGAAGGTGCTTACTACAAGAACCAATTTAAATTCTTGTATGCCAATAAACGCATTGGTGTATTGCCTTCTAATGATCATTTACCTGTTATGACCTTCTGGGACTTAGGTGTCTCAGACTCAATGGTGATCTGGTTTATCCGGAAGTTATCAGATACTTGTTATCAAGTTATCGATTACTACGAAAACTCAGGCGAAGGTATGCGGCACTATTTCAAAGTGCTTAAAGAAAAAGGCTACAAGTACAGCAAGCATTATGCTCCGCACGACATTAAAAACCGCTCTCTTATGAATGATGGAAAGTCTCGTTTAGACATTGCCAAAGAGGGTTATGTGCTTGATGACGGGGAGAAATACTCAGTCAACTTCGAAGTGGTGCCAAATATAACGGTGATGGATGGTATTGAGCAGGTTCGTGAGATTTTGCCTCTATGTGAATTTGATGAGTACAAATGTGCAGAAGGCATCACTCATCTTGAGAACTACCGAAAAGAGTGGAATGACAAGCTTGGATGTTGGAAAGACAACCCACTTCATGACATTCACTCACACGGTGCTGATGGCTTCCGTATGTTTGCTGTGGCTATGGGTAAAAAGGTTGTTGCAAAAACACTAGATATAGGAATGGTTTACTAATGCCAGTTAATACTGAACATCAAGCTTATGCAGACATGAAAAAGCGTTGGGAAACTATCGACGATGTCTGTGATGGTTCTGCCACGGTTAAGAAGCGTGGCGAACTTTATTTACCAAAACCCAATGTATCGTCTGATTTAACGCAGAATGATCAATATTATTTGGCTTACTTAACCCGTGCTGTGTTTTATGAGATTTCTAAAGACACATTAAACAAGATGGTGGGCGTGGTATTTGCTGAGGACCCAACATTCGAACCGGATGGAATGGATTTTCTTAAATACGATGCAGATGGTACAGGTAAGTCAATTTACCAAGTTGCACAATCTGCCTTGCAAGGTCAGCTTAAACATGCACGTGGCGGTTTATTCGTAGATTATCCAACTACTAATGGCAATGTGTCTGTGCAACAGGCAGAAAGCTTAGGTATTCGACCAACAATCGTATTTTATGAATCGCTTAGTATTATCAACTGGAGCCTAAAGCGAGTTGGATCAGTCTATAAGCCTGAACTTATTGTCTTGCATGAGAAGTCCACGGTAAAAGATCCAGAAGACGAATTCTCTAAGAAAGAAATTAATATTTATCGCGTACTTCGTCTTGATGCAAACAATGAATATTACGTTCAGGTTTATACTGATAAGTCAGGGGAGTTGCAGGGCGGTGATATTCTCTATCCAACAAATTCATTAAACCAAAGATGGAATGAAATCCCTTTTATTCCTTTGGGGTCTTTGGCTAATGATTGGAATATTGATCCTATCCCATTAGAACCGATTGTCACGATGAACTTGGCCCACTATCAGAACAGCGCAAGCTATGAAGAGATGGTTTTCATTTGTGGTCAAGCCCAACCAGTTATTAATGAACTTGATGAAGGTTGGCGCGACTGGTTGCAGAAAAATGGTGTTCGCTTAGGTTCTAAGAATCCTTTAATGCTTCCGAAAGGCTCATCATTTGACTACAAGCAAGTCACTGAAAGCACCTTAGCAAAACAGGCTATGGATGCTAAAGAAAAGTACATGCAGGCGATGGGGGCGAAGATCCTTGAGACTGAACAAGTCAATAAGACTGCTACCCAATCAAATAATGAAAAGCTTGCCCAGTACAGTGTCCTTTCTTTGTGTGTAGCAAATACCAATGAGGCGATGGAATATGCGCTTAAATGGTGTGCGGCATACTACGGAAGTGGATCTAAGGCGAAACTCACCATTAAGCAAGATTTTGCTAAAGGTAAGATTGACCTTGATACGCTTAAGTTCTATTGGGAAATGGTGCTTGCTAATCGCATGAGTATGGAAACCTTCCATGAGTTGCTAACTACTGGGAAAGTTCCAGAAATTAGCTATGAAGATGAACAAACACGTATCGAAAGCGAGTCAATTAATAGACCTATGGTGGTTTAAATCGCAGGAGTGACAAATGAACGTCCAGTTGTCACAACAAGCTCTACTTGATGCCCTGGTATCACATCAGGCCTATCTTTATCGGCTCTCTTCAACTGAAATCAATAATCTCCTAACACAATTTGATTCGCTCTCTAGTGAGATGCTTTCAAAGTTGAGAGATTTATTGGATGAATTAAGTGATGCTGAAAAGACGGCATTAATGGCAGGGCAATACACAACGCCAGCTTTAAAAGAAGTAAGAACATTAGTTCAGACTTGGCAAACAAGTGTAGCTTCAGGATTGCTTGAGAGGTTCACTGTAAGCGCTACTGCATTAGCGGTGTATGAAGCTACATATCAGGCTAAAACCCTCGCTAATCGCAAAATAGAACCAAATGGAAAGACGCTATTCAACAAGGCAAAGAAAACGCCTTTGAGTGGCGGTGTGCTGCTTGATTCTATCTTTGCGCGAATTACGGATGATGTGCGCGTAAGAGTGGAGCAAACTATTCGAGACGGCTTATCTAAAGGTCAGACAAACCAGCAAATTGTTCAGCGGATTAAGGGTAAGAAAGCACTTAATTACCAAGATGGCTTACTTGATCAAAGTAGAAACCAGATTTCAACTATGGTTCGTACTGCTAGAAGTCATGTGTCAAATGTGGCCTTGAATGAAACGTATCAGACCATTGGTGTTGAGTATGTAAAGTTCATCGCAACACTGGATAGCCGTACTTCTAAAATCTGTATGGGTTACTCTGACAAGGTTTATAAGAAAGATGAACCTCATCCTGTGCCACCACTTCATCCCAACTGTAGATCGATCCTAATTCCGGTTTCGGATGATTCAGGAAAAACAATTGGGATGCGTCCATTTAACAATAAAGTGAATGGTGAAGGTGAGATAGGCGTGGTTGATTCAAATACAACTTTCAAAGGTTGGTTTGACAAACAAGATGCAGCTTTTCAAAAGTCTTGGCTTGGGCCTGCTAGATACAAGCTATTCAAAGAGGGGAAATACTCATTGGATAAGTTTGTAGATCCTTTAACGGGTCAGCCATTCACACTTGCTGAACTCAAAAAGCTTGATGAAGAAATGTTTAAGAGGTTGGGGTTATGATCATTGATTTAACAGGCGAAGGCTCATTAGAGCTTTCAAGACTTTCAACGCGAAGTAAGTTCAGATTGCGCCGATGGCTTAGAAGAATTAACAAGCCTACCAAATAAATTAAACCATAGCACCTTCGGGTGCTTTTTTATTGCCCGCAGTTTGTGACTGCAAAACCGCTCAGGGAGCAAAACATGAAATACAAACTCGATAGCCTAGAGGCTTATCTGATGAAATGAAAGCACTTTATGAAGAAAAAGATGGTGCATTTTATTTAAAAGTTGAAGGTTTGCCGCAGCAAGATAATTCAGAACTTGATGGCCTTAAAAACAAAGTTAATCAGCTTTTGAATGAAAAGAAAACTGCTCAGGAAAAACAACGCGAAGCCGAAGAGAAAGCTCAACGCGAAGCCGAAGAAGCAGCCCGTAAAAAAGGTGACGTTGCTGCAATTGAAGCATCTTGGAAAGCCAAGCTTGAGCAAGCAGAAGCAAAACATGCAGAAGCTACCAAAGCATTGCAAGACCAAGTCTACAAATTAACTGTCGGGCAAACAGCTCAAGCATTAGCAAGTGAGCTTTCAATCAAAGGCTCGGAGGCAGTTTTGCTTCCACATATTACAAACCGTCTTCAAGTTGAAACTGATGAAAACGGAGAGGTCAAAGTACGTGTACTAGATTCGCAGGGCAAACCTAGTGCTTTAAGTATTGATGACCTCAAAAAAGAGTTTCGCAGCAACGTGGCATTTAAGCCATTAATTGTTGCATCAAATGCGTCAGGAAGTGGGGCTTCTGGCGGTGGTTCGGGTGGTGGAGCTGCCAAGAAACCAAGTGAAATGACCACGCAAGAGCGCTTGGAATTCCAAAAGAATGACCCTCAAGGGTTCCAAGCAGCAGTAGCGAATGGTGACTTTAATAATTAATTATTGGGAGTAACTCCATGCCTTCTTTAGTAGAAGTATTTAACCGTGACGTAGTTTTATCTTATCTACGTCCAAATCCTGTGGCAGTTTCGCCACTCGTGCAATCAGGTGCATTCGTATCTGATGAATCTTTACGTCCTTTGCTTACAAGTGGTTCATCAACATTCGTCGTTCCATACATTAACGGTGTGGATGGTAATGTTGAACAGAACTATGGCAACACCATTTTGACTGATATCGCAATGCCTCGCACGATTGATGCAGGTGAAATGCAAGGCCGCGTTGCTTATATGAACGAAGGCTTTCTTGAGTCTGTTCTTGGGCAGTATTTATCGAAGGTCAATTCACTTGAGCTTATTGGTGGAATGCTGAATAAGTATTGGCAACAAGCTGCCGAAAACCGTGCTCTAGCAACAGTAATTGGCTTGCGTAATTATGACCAGGCGAACGGCAAGCGATTCACTACTGACATCTCTGCTTCAACAGCAACAGATGCTTCACGTTGGTCAGTAGATGCCTACATTGATGCGGAAAGCACAATGAATGCTTCATTACGTGGACGTGGTGTGATGTTCGTGCATTCACGTATTGCTGCGAAGATGCGTAAACAGCAATTACTTGAACAAGTGACCACAAGTGATAACTTGCCACCAATCACCGTTTACAACGGGCGCGCAGTCATTGAAACAGATACCAATACGCAAATTGGCACAGGCGCAAACGCTAAGTTCATCACGATTCTTGCAGGTCCACGCGCATTTGCATATGACTCTGTTCCCGGTCCAAAAGATTTGAAGGTTGAAGAAACACAATCAACTGGTAATGGTGCTGGTCATGAGATCCTTTGGACTCGTCGCAACATGCTTATCCATCCACAAGGCTTTAGCTTCATTGCTCCGAAAGACACTTTAACAGGTGGTACTGCTCGTGAGTCATTAAGCGCATCTTGGGCTGATTTGCAGAAAGCTGAAAACTGGAATCTTGTTTCATCAGTTGAAGACACTTCAATCCGTTTCTTAATTACTAACCTTTAAGGAGAGCAGTCATGGCTGAGAAGCAACCAGACTACAAATATCAATATCCTACAGACCGCCGATATGCTGATGATGCGACAG